TGGTAGTGGTAACTACGACTTAGAAATTGACACAGGTTTTAAACAAGACGCATTTGTGCTTGACGACCCGACCGCTGGCGTGTTAAACAACAGCACATACGTGCTTGACGGCACAACAAATTATGCAAGCGTGCTTGACGGTATAAACCAAGTGAACGTGCGGCGCGGCCGCAAAGATCAAGGTGACCAATTTAGTGCCGGCACGATGACGTTTACCATGCTTGACACGTCAGGCATTTTCAACCCGTTTGACGAAAACTCGCCGTATTATGACTCGACTACAGCAAAACCGGGTTTAGCGCCTATGCGCCGTGTGCGTTTGTCTCGATACAACAACAGCAATGTCAAACAATATTTATTTGTCGGCTACATCGTCAATTATGACTACAACTTTAGTTTGGGTGGTTGGATACCGTGACGGTTTATTGTGCCGACGATTTTTATTTGTTGGCGCAAACATATTTGGCTGAATACAACGTCAGCGAAGAATTGTCTAGTGTGCGTTTGTCGGCGATACTTGATCGACCTGAGGTTGATTTCCCAGTTGCGTCACGGGCGATATCGACTGGCACTCAGACGCTTGGCGGTGACGCGGCGTTTACTATCCCGAACGGCACAAACGTGCTTGGATATTGCTCACAAATTAACGAGGCTGAACAAGGCAGATTGTTTATGTCGCGTGACGGCAACCTAACATTTCAACCACGTATAGGCACAACACTCACAGCGTCGGTTGCCGATTTCCACGACGACGGCACAAACATAAAATACAACGGCGTAGGCATAACATTTGAAGCCGATCAAGTAACCAACCGTGCAGTCGTACAACATTTAGGCAGCAACAACCCACAAGTCGCTGAGGACACAGGTAGCCAAGCGTTGTATTTTATCCAAACCTATTCGATCACCGACAGCCTGCTACACAGCGATACGGCCGCACTCGAGTTGGCAACCTATTTGTTAGACCCGTTGCCCGAACCGCGATACACGTCGTTAAACACCCAATTAAATATGCTGACCACAACCCAGCGCGACACCATAGCCATTATTGACATTGGGCAAACAATCACTATTGAAAAAACGTTTGCCAGCGGTGCTGGCACGGCACAACTAGCCCAAGAACTAAGCGTTGAAGGCATAGAAATGACAATCAACGTAAACACAGGCCACGCGATCACATATTTTACCGCACCAACAACCGTCGTTTACGAGTTAATACTTGACGACCCGACTTACGGTATCATCTCAGCAGACAACGCATTAGGTTAAAGTAGGCATTATGGCATTACAAACATTTACAGCCGGTCAAATTTTGACCGCAGCACAAATGACGACGCTGCAAACAAACGCATACAATCAAACCGTAAGCAATAAAGTTGCGTCATATGTTTTGACGGCCGCCGATGTCGGCACTCGAGTTGTGATGAACAATGCTGGCGCAACCACGATCACCGTCAATACAGGTTTGTTCGCGGCTGGCGACACTTTATTTATACAAAACATTGGTGCAGGTACTTGCACAATCACGGCAGGCACGGCGACGGTTACAACCGCCAGTTCATTAGCGTTGGCACAATGGGGAGGTGGCACGCTTTTTTTTACAAGTGCTAGTGCTGCAATTTTTTTTAGCGGTGGGGGCGTTACTTACGGGACAGCAACAGGTGGTTCACCGTCAAGCATTTTGGTCGGCGGCGTAAATTACACGCTTTTAACTTTTACAACCGACTCGACTTTGACGGTGACTAAAGCAGGTTTGTTTGATTATTACATTGTCGCTGGTGGCGGTGCTGGTGGTGTCGGTCAATCAAATGTCAGCGGCGCTGGTGGCGGCGCTGGTGGTGTTTTAACAGGCACAACTTATTTGGCTGCTGGAACAGTAACTATTGATATCGGCGCAGGTGGCACAGGTAGTACAACGGCAGGTGCAGCAACAAACGGTTTAGCAAGTGTTGTTGGTACTAGTACAGGTTCATTAAGCGCAGTTGGTGGTGGTCGTGGTGGTGGCGGCGCAACAGGCGGTTCAACTTATGCGGGCAACGGTGGGTCTGGTGGTGGTTCTACTTATGCTGGTTCTGATGTTCAACAACCAGGTATAAGTGTTGCAAGCACTATTCAAGGTTATGGTGGTGGCACAGGTTCAGCATCGTTGAGTGTTGGTGCGGCTGGTGGTGGTGGTGCTACAGCCGTTGGCGGTTCACAAACAGGTTCTTCAACTACTGGTGCTGCTGGTGGTGCTGGTGTAGATGTTTCAACTTTTATTGGTGCTGGTAGTGCGCTATACAAGGCTGGCGGTGGCGGTGGCGGTGGCGCAACTGGTGGTGCTGGCGGTAGTTCTGTTGGTGGTGCTGGCGGTAATTCAAGTAGTGCAGGTAACGCAGCAGCCGCAAATACTGGTGCTGGCGGTGGCGGTTGTGGATACGGTGCGTCAAACGCTGGCGGTAATGGCGGCTCAGGAATAATCTACATAAGGTTCAAAGTATGACCGCACAATATTTTGCACAATTAGATCAAAACAATGTTGTGATTGATTTGCATTGTGTAACAGCCGAATTTATGGCCGAAAATCCTGAGCGATATCTCGGCACGTGGGTTGAAACATTTGTCGACGACCCAAAGAAACAATATGCAGGTATTGGTTTTATTTACGATTACGACACGCAAAATTTTGTTGCACCTAAACCGATAGTTGCACCTGACATCGAGTAACAATGTGCGTTACTGGTTTTTTGCGATCGCATTGTGCGCTGGTTGCGCTACAAGCAAAACAAACACACAACAAGAAAAAGCACGCACACGCACCGTTATTTGTAATGTGCCTGACCGATGTGGCATAACACCATGAGTCGACATAGATATACACCAAACGAATTGCACGCGCGCATGGTTGTAACTGTTGGCGTGTTATTGGCAATCGTGTTTAGTTTGATCGTTTTAGGCATGATTTGGGGTTTGTTGTTTGTGTCGCAACCGCTTGAACAATCACCTAACGACGCAGCGTTCATTGATTTAATGTCAACTATTGTCGTGTTTTTGACAGGTACTTTGTCAGGCCTTGTTGCGTCAAACGGCATAAAAAACAAACCAACAACGACAGATGACTAAACCATACGTCATCACCGCACAACCAGTCGTTAAAGCACCGTTGGCTGGCATGGCTAAATGGGTTGAACTTGCAGTCAAACATTCTGACGGCAGTTTGTGGAATAACGGCATATGGGTTGTGCGCGACGTACGCCATAAACCCGGTGTCATCAGCAACCACGCTCGAGGTCTAGCAACCGATCTGTCGTACCGTTGGTTGGCACAAAAACAATTTGGTCGTCAAGACGGCCGCAAACAATCATTGGCATACGTCATCAAGTTGCTTGAACACGCTGACACACTTGGCATACAACTTGTGATCGACTACGCATTGCAACGGTCGTGGCGGTGCGATCGCGGCACATGGCAACCGTTACCCAGCGTTGATGACGGCGACTGGTATCACATAGAGGTTGAGCCACGCCTAGCGCACGACGTAGAGGCCACAAAACAGGCATTTCAAGCCGTATTCGGGGCATTCCCGACATCGTCACCAAAACTGGTCTAGGGTTAGTGACCTACCCGAGAAAGTAGGTCACTATGACACTCATCAGCAAAACAGCCATATCGCTATTTATCAGCGCTATGTCAATATTTATTTTGGCTAAACCGCCAGCACCAACACCGGCAGAAACACGCCAACAGCCAGCAACAATTTGGCAGGGTTTAGAGCCAGCGTCGCCCGTACCGCCAACAACGGTCAAAACTACGCCTATAACGCAACCTGATGCGTGTCAGACCGTGTTTGACATGGCTCGACACGTCGGCTGGCCCGAACATGAACTAACCCAACTGGTCGCGATCGCATACCGTGAAAGCCGGTGCAACCCGACCGCGTTTAACGCAACCGACCCGAACGGCGGCTCAAACGGGGTTATGCAAATAAACCAGTTTTGGTGCAAACCGTCAAAATATTTTGCCAACGGATATTTGCAGGCATACGGCCTGATACGTGGTTGCGACGATCTATTTGACTTAGAGGCTAATTTGCGGTCGGCGTTGGCTATATACCGATACTCGAACGGTTGGCGTGCATGGTCACTCTAAAACACTTATTTGTCGCAACAGTCTTAACCGCGTACACCTACCTGATAATGTCAGTCACCAACAAACGAAAGGCCAAAGATGACCGAGAACATCGACCCGAGAACTGACCCACAGTTCAAAGCACTAATGCAAGTGATGAACGAGATCACACAAAACAAAGTGCCGTTTTATGAACCGCATGAACTTGCAGCGCGTAGCACATTGCGAGCGTTGCAACATCAAATTGACGATCACAACGTATTAGACGATAGCGACCTGATTGACACACTCAACCAAGCACGTATCGAAATCAAATATTTGTGCAGCATTATTACCGATCTGCACGAGCGCATTAAACAACGCGACGTTGAGTTAGGTATTAAACAATTACGGTTAAACGAAAACGAAGTTGAAATACAGCGTTTAGAAAACATGGTGCACCGTGCCAATTAGAAAATATGTTATTGAACTCGACGCAACTGATATTGAAAATTGCGTTGAAGCAACAAATGAACGCGTTGAGTTAATAAAACAAAACAAATATCAACACCGGTTTAATACTTTGATAAAAAAAGATGACCCGTTAAATCGCAAAGGTCATTATCAAGCATTTATTACCGAACTTGCAACGGCGCGTTACTTTGGCGTTACTTACAATTTTGATATTGGGCCTGACGGCAAACGACCTGATTTGGTAAACGGTTGTCAGGTGCGATCAACTCGACACCTAAATGGTTGTTTAATCGCTTACACGTCGGATAAACCAGCGCCGTTTGTACTGGCAATACCACTTGAAAGTGATCATCAAATTATGTTGGCTGGTTGGCGTGATTTAATTGATTGTCGATTAGAAAAATTTTGGCGCAAAGATGCGCTTGAACCAGCGTGGTTTGTGCCGCAAAAAGATTTGCATGACATGGTTTCCCTAAAAGCAAGGTTTATGTTGCCATGAGCGGTTACAGTCTAGAAAATTATGTCGACGTACCAACACGATTGACAGCGGCGCTAAAAAAATATCCCGATCTACGCATACAAGAAACAGGCCGCGAAATAATCGAAATGCCCGACAAATCGTGTTTCATACGTTGCACCGTAACCGTATGGCGTGACGCAACAGACCCAATACCAGCCGTAGCATCAGCGTGCGAGGTTTACCCCGGTCGCACACCGTTTACAAAAATGAGCGAAAACGAGGTCGGGTTTACCAGCGCGTTAGGTCGAGCATTGGGCTATATGGGGTTCGGTATTAACA